CATAGTGAAAATAGAATTTGAAAAACAATTTGGTAAAGGCATAGATCCTTGGTACGCAAAAGCAGAAAGATGGATTAAGAAGAAATTTAAAAATCCTTATCTTCAGCATCTTGCTTTAGGATTTCTAGAATGGTTAAAACAGAAATGGATTGATACTAAAGTTTTTAATACTATGAGAGATGTTGATATACAGGTAGAGGAGATAAAAAAGACATGGGATGAAGAAGAAAAAAGTCCTGAGATAATTGAAACTCCATCAGAGGTGAAGGGTTTAAATGATATGGAGATTGGTAAATTTAATTAATATACATAATATTAAGTATTGTTACAATATGAAATATTTAAAATCATTTGGTTTATTAATTTTAAGAATTTGCATAGGTGCTATGCTGATTCATCATGGATATGAGAAATTAGAAAACATCCCTAATTTTGCTAATGCATTTGTGAAACCTTTAGGATTACCATTCCCAGAGTTCTTCTCTTATGTGGCAGCCTACTCAGAGATAGTAGGAAGTTGGTTGCTAATTGCTGGATTGTTTACTAGAATAGGAGCACTGTTTATTGTTGGCACTATAACATTTGCCATCTACCATGCAATAGTTACATCAGGTTTCAATATATACTTACTAGAGTTACTGGTACTTTACTTTGGAGGTGCTTTTGGTGTATTATGTATGGGTGGTGGAGAATTTGCCATAGATAGATTTATAAAGTTCAAAAGAGCTCACATACCATTCCTTTAAAAAAAATGAGAGACCAATTACTCAAAGCACTATTAGCACACGCACAAGGTGACATACAAAAACATGTTGCTAATGTAGAAGTTTACTTGACCAATCCTGTAGGTATTGGTGAACACTCAAATATTGTAGAAGCAATTGAAGAAGAGTTAAATATGATTGCTAAGTATGAAGATCAGGTTGAGGTTATAAAGAAATATTTTAAAAAGTGATTTCAGGTGATTTGTTATTAAGAATATACATTGCTGCTACTAAAAAGAAAGTAGAGTATCCACCAGTGCGCAAACATTACAATGCTCATCTGTATGGATAAGTATCATATTTGACAGAAGTGTAAAGTTGTGTTAAGATAAATAACTGAAAGTGGTGTTTTTATCACCAATTATTTGCTCCCGCTAACCAAGACCTATGGGAGGATAAATTACGTCTTTCATATCCAGTAGTGAGGGATTACTGGAAATAAGTTTCGCATCTACCCTTGATGCCCTACTTACAAACGTCTTACTAATGACAACTCTATCTAATACACGCAGACAGGGTGGTCTCCTTCAGGGATGGCCAGAATTCTGCGAGTGGGTAACATCAACTAACAACAGAATCTATGTTGGTTGGTTCGGTGTAATCATGATTCCATGCTTACTCACAGCAGCAGCATGTTTTATCGTTGCATTTATTGCAGCACCTCCTGTCGATATCGACGGAATCAGAGAACCTGTAGCAGGTGCTCTAATGTATGGTAACAACATCATCTCTGGTGCAGTTGTTCCATCTTCAAACGCAATCGGTCTACACTTCTACCCAATTTGGGAAGCAGCAACCGTAGATGAGTGGCTCTATAATGGTGGCCCATATCAGTTGGTAATTTTCCACTTCCTAATTGGTATCTCAGCATACATGGGAAGACAGTGGGAATTATCATACAGACTAGGTATGAGACCATGGATCTGTGTAGCATATTCAGCACCTGTATCAGCAGCATTCGCTGTATTCTTAGTTTACCCATTCGGTCAGGGTTCCTTCTCTGATGGTATGCCACTAGGTATCTCAGGTACTTTTAACTTTATGTTCGTGTTCCAAGCAGAGCATAACATTCTAATGCACCCATTCCACATGGCTGGTGTAGCAGGAATGTTTGGGGGAGCACTCTTTAGTGCAATGCACGGTTCTTTAGTTACATCATCTCTAATCAGAGAAACTACAGAAGTTGAGTCCCAGAACTATGGTTATAAGTTTGGACAAGAAGAAGAAACATACAACATAGTAGCTGCACACGGTTACTTTGGTCGTCTTATCTTCCAGTATGCTTCTTTCAACAACTCAAGAAGTCTACACTTCTTCCTAGCAGTGTTCCCAGTTGTATGTGTATGGTTAACCTCTATGGGTATCTGTACAATGGCATTCAACTTGAACGGATTTAACTTCAACCAATCAGTTGTTGATGTTAATGGAAAAATCATTCCAACATGGGGTGATGTTCTAAACAGAGCAAACTTAGGTATGGAAGTTATGCATGAAAGAAATGCACACAACTTCCCACTTGACCTTGCATCAGCAGAGTCAACTACAGTTGCTTTAACTGCACCATCTATCGGTTAATAAATACGATTGAGACCTTTCGTGCGGTCTCTACAATCGGAACTACTCAAGACCCCTTTACAGGGGTCTTTTTTTGTGTATAATAAATAATGAAGGAAATATTAAGAACATGACATTAGATTATTACAAAGTTAAATTAAAAGAGACAGCAGATAAACTGTCAGAATTTAAGAAAGGTATTCTTGCTGTTGATGAATCTACAAAGACGATTGGAAAAAGATTGTCTGACATCAACGTAGAGAACACAGAGGAGAACAGACAAGCATATCGTGGAATGTTATTCACCACACCAGACTTAGGAAATTATATTAGTGGTGCTATTTTATATGAAGAGACACTCTATCAGAAACATGTTGATGGAGATAGTATGGTTGATAAACTTACAAAACAAGGAATCATTCCAGGCATTAAAGTTGATAAAGGATTGAAACCTTTAGTTGGTGCATTAGAACATGAAACATTTTGTTCTGGATTAGATGGACTCACAGAAAGAGCATCTGATTATTATGAACAGGGTGCAAGGTTTGCCAAGTGGAGAGCAGTTCTACAAATCACAGAGGATGGGCCATCTGACCTTGCGATACAGGAGAACGCATGGGGTCTTGCACGTTATGCTCGTGCAGTTCAAGAGGCTGGGTTAGTCCCTATCATTGAACCAGAGATACTTATGGACGGAGATCATAGTATTGAAACTACATCACAGATTCAACAACGTGTCATCACAGAAGTCTATAAGGCATGTCATTTGAATGGTGTATATCTAGAGGGAACTCTATTGAAACCATCCATGACAGTATCTGGAAGTGATGCACCAGAGGATGATGCAGAGACAGTTGCGAAGATGACAGTTGAAACTTTACTTAGATGTGTTCCAGCTGCCGTGCCTGGTATCGTGTTCTTATCTGGTGGACTAAGTGAAGACCAAGCATCAACCTATTTGAATGAGATGCAACACGTTGCAATGACTCTCTCAAACGTGCCTTGGAATCTATCGTTCTCATTTGGTCGTGCATTACAACACTCATGTCTAAGAGAGTGGTCTGGTGTTGATGAAAAGGCTGGACACATTGCATTACTTGAACGTGCAAGAGCAAATTCAGAGGCGTCATGTGGACTCTATGCAAACTCTGAGGAAGGTGTATCAAATGAATCTTTGTTCGTATCTGATTACAAATATTGACAACCACATAAATCTATGATACTTTGAGAGGACATAAATCCTCTCATTTTTTTATGAAAATTTTTTTAGACACAGCAGATGTAGACCTGATAGAAAAATATTATGGAACTGGATTGATTGATGGTGTCACAACAAATCCAACTCTAATTAAGAAGAGTGGTTACGACCCAGAGGAAGTTTATAGAAAGATTGCACTCATTGGTGTCGATGATATTAGCATGGAGATTGTGACAGATGATTCATATGAGTTTCTCAAGGAGGGTCGTAGACTCAAAGAGAAATTTGGTGAAATCACAACAATCAAAGTTCCTTGTACACCCGAAGGCCTAAAGGGGTGTAAACTCCTCTCTAAGGAGGGAATTCGAGTAAACGTTACTTTGATCTTTAGTGCTGCCCAAGCGGTCTTGGCGTCGAAGGCAGGCGCTGCCTACGTCTCGCCTTTTGTGGGTCGAGTTGATGATAATTCTTTTGATGGTTTGAGACTAATCGAAGATATTGCAAACGTTTATGAAACTCAGTCGAGACTATATAATTTTGTTGACACAGAGATTCTATCTGCATCTATAAGGAACGTAGGTAGTGTGAGTAAGTCTTTTGAATACGGTGCAGGCATCGTTACTATGCCTCCATCAGTATTTGAAAAGATGTACAATCATGTTCTAACTGACAAAGGTTTAGATCTTTTCCAAAAAGATTGGGATGCAGTAAACGTACTTAAATTTTAAATGATTACACCAAGAGTAAAATTTGAAAAACAATTCGGTGATGGAGTAGACCCTTGGTATGCAAAGGCAGAGAGGTGGGCGAACAAACAAAAGTTCCCCATCTCTTTTCTTGCGTTAGGACTCATTGAGTATCTCAAAAAAGTATGGATTAATGTTAAAGTTGAAAACACAATGAGAAGTGTTGATGCTGACATTGAAAAAATTCATGAACTTTGGGATGAGGAAGAAACGACACACAGAATGAATGTCATCGCACAAAACGGAAATGATGGATTGCATTATTCACAAGAACCTTCTGAGGTGAAGGGACTTGACAACTTTGAAATTCGTAATAATATGTTTGAGGAGGATTAATGAAATTCACTTTATATTCCAAAGAGGGATGTTCCTACTGTAAAAAAGCAGAAAGACTTTTAGAATTAGCAAAAGTTGAGTATCGAGTTTACAAACTTGGTGTTGACTTTACTAAGGAACAATTCATTTCTGAATTTGGTTATGGGTCTTCATTCCCAAGAATACTGGCGGATGACAAATTAATTGGTGGGTGTTTAGATACATTCAAATACCTAGAGGAAAAAAACTTAGTTTAATGGAAGACATTTACACAATCGTAGATAAAGCAATTGATGTTGCATTTGAAGAACAAAAGTTTCATCTAAAGTTCTATGACTTCATGAAGTCCTGTAAAACAACAGGAGTCGGAGCAAAAGAATTTATTGGAAGTTCAACTGCAAAAGAATTGACTGATTTGATTTCTGATTTGAGTGAGTACATCAAGGGTGGGAAAGATGGTGAACATCAAATTCTAAGAGAGGCCTATGGTCATCTTGGAAAACCAAAGGCAAGAAAGATTAAAGATTACTTCAATGTAATCTTGGAAGATGCAAAAAGATATGAGAAAGAGAGAAGAAGAGGGAGACGTAAAACTAAAACTAAATAAATCAAGTACAAGAGGTAATGTGTTAACACTCGCTCTAACTCTCGGCACTTTAATATCAGTGCTTTTTCTCTTTGTTGGTGGTATAATAGGATGGTTATACAAACAACTTCAACAAAGAAATGATATCTCTGAGATGCATCCTGAGATGTATGACCTCAAAGGTAACGTTATTCCAGATGAAATCATTGCCTTTCGATTTGAAAACTTAAATTTTGATAGTGAAATTGACGACGAATTATGACTACAACACATCCTACATTAGGAGAAAATAGATTACCAAGAAATCCTCTTTTAAGTGAGGTATTGGGATTAGTATCAAAACAGAAAACAAAAGCAAAGAAGATTCAAACACTTAAACAGTATGAATCTTTACATCTTAAATCTGTTTTGATTTGGAACTTTGATGAATCTGTGAAGTCGATGCTTCCAGATGGCGATGTTCCGTTCAATAAGAACGAGGCTCCTGCTGGAACCGAACATCTACATCTTGCATATGAATGGAAAAAGTTGTATAATTTTGTTAAAGGTGGGAATGACGCACTTCGACCTATGAAAAGAGAACAACTTTTTATGCAACTCCTAGAGGGTCTTCATCCAGATGAAGCAGAAATTATTTGTTTGGTGAAAGACAAAAATCTAAAGAAAAAATATAAGTTGACTCGTGCCGTAGTTGAAGAAGCATTCCCCGATATACAATGGGGTAATCGAAGTTAGTATGGCAAAAACAAAAACCAGAGATGAAGTGATGTCTGAAGCTTATTGGACACCAAAAGAAAAAGAAGATTTGAGTAGTAAATACTCAACAAGTCTTATCAAAGAGAACTGTAATAGTGAAGAACTCAAAGATAAGACTTTACCTTCTGATGCCTACATCGTGACTTATAAAATCGGTGATGCAGTTCGTAATGATCTTGTTAGATGTCACGCAAAGGTAAATATTTTTGATATGTACTATGATAAATTTGGAGCGGGTTCAATAGTAGATATCAAATATGGGCCTGGAACTGTGAATCCAAAGATATGGGGTGCTGCACAGGCACCAACTAAACCAAAGAAAAGAGTCAGGAGAAACTCATGAACGAGGAACAACTCCGTAACCAAATTAATGATATTATTGAGGGGGAACTACAACTTGGAATCAACGAATTTCTGGAAGAGAAACAGAGAAAAGAAAGTGATCAGGGATTGGGTTTTGTCACTTCAGAAGAAGCAAAGAAACTCAAAGTCAAAGTCTTCAAAGACGAAGTTGACAAAATCATGAAACAATATAAGAAGATCAAGAAGAAAGAAAAGTCAAATATATCTCAGGTCAAGAAACTAGGACTAGTCGATAAACATGGGAGGCCACTCTAATGGATAGAGAAAAGTTAAAGATCATGATCAAGGACTTGAAAAATGTTGTAAATGCGTTAGAATGTGAAATATACTCTGATGAGGAGTCATATACATTAAAATTAGACTATGATGAAATAGTCAATCAGATTACAGATTATGATGAAGTTTTTGAGGATGATGACGGGTAACAGTGATGACCCCCGTTACTCAGAAGAGAAGTTGTTACTAAGAGCAGCTTGCTTTCGATGCCTTACACACCACTTAGAAGAACATACAAGAGCCGTCTATGAGTTTGCCACCATATGGTGTGATGAACATGAT